CTTGCACGCGCACGCAACCAGGGGTAAGTTATGGCCAAGTACTCTATGAAGCAGGGCGGCAAGGAAGTCGGTCCGGCATCTGTTTACGCAGAGCCGCATACGATGACTGGCGCCAAGGTTGTTGCATCGCCCAATCCAGGCAAGCAAATGCCATACAACATGGATAAGGATTGGCAGCCCACACATGGGGTGGCCATCAATCCTAATAGCCAAGTCAAGACGACTGGTATTAAAATGCGTGGCGCAGGGGCAGCAACCAAGGGTGTTATGTGCCGGGGGCCAATGGCGTGAACTGGGGTGAGCTGAAGACAGCTATTCAGGATTATCTTGAGACGACGTTTGAGACGTCAACGCTCCAGACATTTGCTCAGCAAACTGAACAGCGCATCTTCAATACCATTCAATTCCCATCGCTTCGCAAGAACGTGACCGGGAGTTTGACCAGCGGCAATAAGTATCTTCAGTGCCCGTCAGACTTCTTGGCCGTCTATTCCATGGCGGTGATTGATACGGATGGATCGTATAAGTATCTCCTGAATAAGGATGTGAACTTCATACGTGAGTCATTTCCATCGCCCACGGATGCAGGCTTCCCGTACTGTTACGCACTATTTGGCCCAGACTATCCGACATTTCCGAAAGAGCTGACGTTCATTATTGGGCCAACACCCAATTCGGGTTACTCGGTAGAGCTTCATTACTTCTACTACCCGTCTTCCATTGGTGCGGGTAATGTGGATGCGACGACCACATGGCTGAGCGATAACTTTGACTCGGTGCTTTTATACGGCTGCTTGGTTGAAGCAAGTACATTCTTGAAGCTTGAGCCTGACTTGATGGCCAATATCAATGGCAAGTACAAAGAGGCATTAATACTAGCCAAACGACTTGGTGATGGACTGGAGCGCCAGGATGCGTACAGGACTGGCCAAGTTCGGGATAAGGTGGTGTAATGGCGATCATTCAAACCCTGACGACGAGCTTCAAGGTTGAAGTAGCGCAGGGTCTTCATAACTTCACCACGGGAACGGGCGATGTCTTTAAGCTGGCCCTATACACCGCCAACGCGGATCTCGGTGCCTCAACGACTGCTTACACGACGGCAGGTGAAGTCAGTGGAACCAATTATTCCGCTGGAGGAATTGTCCTCACAAACATCACGCCAAGCTTTCAAGGAACTACTTCTTATTGGTCTTTCCAAAATGCGACATTCACAAACGTCACGTTAACGACCAATGGGGCGCTTATTTACAACTCAACTAATGGAAATCGTTCCGTTGCAGTATTAAACTTCGGGGTTAATATCACTAAAACCGCACAGGACTTGGTGATTACATTCCCGGTTAATGATGCTACCAACGCTGTTTTAAGGATTGCATGATGGAAAAAGCAAAAGCGGGTGATCAAGTTTCTAGCGGGTTAGCCGCTAAAACATCGTGGGGTGAATCGGCTGTGGCCTGCGGTAGGTACTATGCAGAGTGCCATGACAAAGATGGCAACCTCAAGTGGACTGCTGAGGGTGATAACTTGGTGGTTAATGTTGGACTCCAATACATGGCTGGCACCGCTTTGGTTAGTACGACTCAGATCACAACGTGGTATGTTGGTCTTTATGGCGCAGCAGCAAGTAATACACCGGCAGCTTCAGATACGCTTAGTTCGCACGCTGGATGGACAGAGATTACCGGAAGCGGAGAGACTCCACCGGGAACAATTTATTCAGGCACTAGGAAAGCGGCAACATTTGCTGCGGCAACTAACGCAAATCCGTCGGTAGTTACTAATACATCTAACAAAGCAGTCTTCAATATCACAGGATCGGCAACGATAGGTGGAGCATTTCTTTGTTCGGTGACATCAGGGACAAGCGGCACGTTGTTTAGTGCAGCACCCTTCCAATCGCCGGGGGATCGGTCGGTGGTATCCGGGGACGTCATTAGCTGCACTTATGAGTTCCGTCTTTCTGCATAAATTTATGGTACTCTCCTTAAACTTTTTAAGGAGATGCTATGGATATGCAACTAAACAGGGTATGGCGCGGCATGCATAATCGTTGTTATAACGAGAACCAAAAGTCCTATAAGAACTATGGGGCCAAGGGCATCCGCGTCTGCGAAAGATGGCACGGCAAGCAGGGGTTTAAAAATTTCCTTGCTGACATGGGTGAAAGACCCGAAAAAGGAACCATTGAGAGGATCAACTCAAATGGCAACTACGAGCCTTCAAACTGCCGATGGGCAACACGACTTGAACAGGCTAACAACAAGTCAAACAATCGGTACATTACGATTGAAGGCGTGACGCAAACCAAATCGCAGTGGGCCAGACAGTACAACATTGGTGTCGCAATTTTTCATCAAAGGTTGCAAAATGGTATGGAGCCATTGGAGGCTTTGAAAAAGCCAGTGGCAAAAAGATCAAACTCAACCCTTTCTGATGATGACGTAAGAGAAATTCGTGACACCTATCCACTGATGACCGCAAGCGCACTTGGGGTAAAGTTTGGCGTTAGCAAAAAAGCGATCTTGAACATACTTCATAATAGGACGTATCAAGATGTGCAACAGAGTAAGGTGTCATGAGTGAAGGCGGCTGGGGATCAGGTGCATGGAACTTTGGGCCTTGGGGCAGGTCAGCTTATGATCGTTCTGTTCTTGAACTGGCTTCAGGAAACGACACAGTTGCTGTGCCGGGGGTTGAGTATCCAGCATCTATTCTTGAAGCCGCATCGGGCAATGACCTCATGGCAGGCAACCCATACTTTGCCACCGATATTATTGAAGCAGCCAGTGGTGCAGATACAATTGCAGGGGCTGCTGATTTTGGTGGAACGATTATTGAAACATCTGCTGGTGCAGACAGTATTTCAGGTTCAGCAAGCTTTATTAGTTCTGTGCGTGAGAATGCGGCTGGTAATGACCTTGTTTCAATCAACGTGGAAATGCAGCTATCTGTACTTGAAAACGCATCTGGTGCTGATAGCATCTCTGCTGTATTGTTCTGGGAGCAGATCAATACAACACAAAACGCCGGTTGGTCGCAGATAACGACGTAAGGAATAGTTATGCCTTATACAAGTCTATTAGATTTAATTACCCCAGTCCAAGGAACCGAATCGGGAACTTGGGGTGATGCGGTCAATCGTGGCCTAACGGCTTATCTTGATATTGCAATTGCAGGTACACAGACATTAAGTACAGATGTTGATGTAACGCTGGTAAATACTCAAGGCACAAATTCAGCAACGAATATTGGGTCTACATCAGCCCAGTACATGATCCTGAACTGCACCGGTTCCAGATCGCAACTACGCTACATAAACGTACCCAATAGCAGTAAAGCCTACATTGTGATGAACAACACCTCTGGTGGGTTCAATGTCACGATCAGGGGAAGCACTGGGCCTACGACAGGTATTTCGGTTGCTCCGGGTAAACAGACTTGGGTAGCCTGGGACACAAATGCCGGTGATTTCAAAGAGATTGCTTCGGGTGATGTAGACGGACCTGCCTCTTCTACTGATAACGCAGTTGCTCGGTTTGATGGTACGACCGGCAAGATCATCCAAAACTCAGCCGTTACGATTGCTGATAGCACGGGTGATATTACTGGCGGTGCTTACAACAAAGTCACGATCACTGCTCCGGCATCTAGCGCAACACTGACCATTGCTGATGGCAAGACACTAACGGCTAGTAATAGCCTGACGCTAGCAGGTACTGATAGCACCACGATGACCTTTCCGGGAACCAGTGCAACGATTGCACGGACGGATGCGGCTCAGACATTTACGGGCATACAGACCTTTAGTTCGGCACCGATCTTATCTTCGGCCACGGCAAGTAAAGCAGTCTTTACGGATGGATCTAAGGCACTTACCTCTACAGGTACGCTAACCACGGATCAGGGTGGTACAGGTCAGTCTAGTTACACCGCTGGTGATTTAATTTACTACGCCACGGGTACAGCGTTTACCAAGCTTGCGCTTGGTTCAAGTACGACCATCCTTACGTCTTCAGGAACAGCACCACAGTGGAGTGCTGCATCAGGTGTGACGGTTGGGACGGCTACGAATCTTGCAGGTGGTGCAGCAGGGTCGGTTCCTTATCAGACAGCATCAGGTGCGACAAGCTTCTTATCCATCGGTACGTCTGACTATGTTCTGACTTCCACAGGATCAGCGCCGACTTGGACAGCGAATACCGGTACAGGAAATGTCGTTAGGGCAACATCACCTACGCTTACCACGCCTGTTCTTGGTGTAGCTACAGCAACAAGTTTGAATGGCCTAACGGTATCCACGACCACGGGTACGCTGACACTTGCTAATGGATCTACGCTTGCAACCTCTGGTGCTAATAGCATCACGTTAACTTCCACGGGTGCTACAAACGTCACGCTTCCCACATCAGGAACCTTGGCAACCACAAGCAATACCGTAGCAACGATCTCATTTGGTACGACGGGCTTAACGCCAAGCACGGCAACAGGTGGTGCAGTAACGGTTGCGGGTACGTTAAGTCCTGCTAATGGTGGTACAGGTGTAGCTAACAACGCACTGAATACGCTTACCTTCACAGGTAACTACAGTCTTGGGCTGACCTTAAACGGCAACACATCGGTTACGTTACCAACGACCGGCACGTTAGCGACGCTGGCAGGGGCAGAAACCCTGACCAACAAGACCATCAATGGTGCTAACAATACGATCAGCAATATCAACCTAGCCTCTCAGGTCACAGGTACGCTGCCTTTTGGGAACGGTGGTACAGGCAATACGGCCACACCAACGAATGGTCAGTTACTAATTGGTAATGGATCAGGCTTTAGCCTTGCAGCACTTACGGCTGGGTCAAATATCACCATCACGAATTCCTCCGGTGGAATTACGATTGCAGCAGCTTCGGGTGGTGGCACAACAACTAATGCGTTAACGCTAAACAATAGCGGCGCGGGTGCAGCATCTGGAACGACCTTTAATGGTTCAACGGCTGTCACGCTGAGTTACAACACGATTGGCGCGGCTCCAGCACCGACAGGAACATCTGCTCAGTTATTAGCTAATAACGGTTCCGGTGGTTTTAGCAACGTCACAGTAGGTTCGGGGCTGACTTTTAGCGCAGGCACATTAAGTGCTACGGGTGGTGGCACTGGTGATGTAGTAGGCCCAGCTTCTGCAACGGATAATGCGATTGTCCGGTTTGATGGCACCACGGGTAAGCTGATCCAGAACTCGGCAGCAACGATTGCCGATACAACGGGTGACATCACGGCAGGTAAGTACAACGGCTTAACAGTCTCAACAAGCACGGGTACGTTGACGGTTGCCAATGGTTCGTCGCTCATCACTTCCGGTGCAAACAGCATTACGCTGACATCTACTGGTGCAACGAACGTGACGTTGCCAACATCTGGAACTCTTTCTACAACAGGTTTTGCTATAGCTATGGCTTTAGTTTTCGGAGGTTAAGTTGATAGACCAAGAGACGCTAAAAGCAAGGTTTGATTACAGGCCAGACGGGTGTTTGGTTTTGATCAACGATCCTGAAACGGATATATGGAAGCGGCGTCCAGTTGGCTTTACGTCAAGCAGCAAAGATCGCCCGGATAAGATATACAGGGCTACTAAAATCAAGGGCAGGCAGTATGCTATTCACAAGCTAATTTGGCTCTGGCACTATGGGGAATACCCAGATCAAATTGATCACATTAACAGAGATGGTGTGGATAACAGGATTGAGAATCTTCGTCTTGCTACAGCATCTCAAAACATGATGAATAGAAAAAAGTTTAAGAATAACCGTTCTGGGGTTACTGGTGTTTCATGGCATAAGAAATCAGAACGTTGGTTTGTTTACATAGATGCCAATAAAAAGCGTAAAAATATTGGGTATTTTGATGATTTTGAATTGGCTGAGTTAGTTGCTATTGAAGCCCGTGACCTGTATCACGGAAAATTTGCCAGATTGGCATAGGAGAAATAAATGGGTGCGCCGAATATAGTTTCTGTAACAAGCATCGTACCCCATACGGTGTCCATCACCCCTGCTGATACCTCACGAAATGCTTTGGTGACGGCACCTGCGACAGGGGCAACGCATAAGATTAATTCATTGTTAGTGTCTAACATAGACACGGCATCGCCTTACAGTGCCACGGTAGAGTTGAGGCTGGCAGATGGAACGACTTATCGGTCTATCATTACATCGGTGACGGTTCCAGTTGGCGGCACGGTTGAGGTGATTACCACGGGAACTTCGTTGTACTTACTGGACACAAGCGTGACGGGCGAGGCATCAACCTTATGGGTAACAAGCTCCACGGCATCTAAACTGACTTACACCTGTTCTTACACGACGATTTCTTGAGGCATAGATCATGGCTCAATTTCCATCTAACTTTAACGCGACGGGTATCTGGTCGCTGAGGGATCAGTTTGTTGCTCGGATGGGCAATAACTGGCCTGGGCCGGTTACGGTTGTAGAGATTTTCACGTCATCCACGACATGGACTGCTCCCACGGGTGTTTCAAGTGTTGATTATTTAGTGGTTGCTGGTGGCGGTGGAGGCGGGAATGGTATATCTGTTGCTGGCGGAAGGGGTGGCGGGGGCGGTGGTGGTGCTGGTGGTTTTCGTACTGGCACAGGTCTTAGTGTTACAGCGGGAACGTCATATACGTTAACCGTAGGTGCTGGTGGAAGCGGTGGTGCATCTGGTAATGATTCTGTATTTAGTTCTATTACATCCACGAAAGGTGGTTTTGGCGGGACAACGGACTCGCCAACGGCTGCTGCTACAGGCGGATCTGGTGGTGGCGGTGCTGGAAGAGGCCCGACCACTGGTGGTGCGGGTAATACACCTTCGTTTTCTCCGAGTCAGGGCAATACTGGAGGAAACGGTTTTAATTCACCGGGGAACCCGTCTGGTGGCGGTGGTGGCGGTGCTAGTGCTACAGGTACGGCTGCTCCCGGAGATAATTCTGCTGGCGGTGGAGGTGCTGGATCGTCCTCTACATTAAGTGGATCTAGCGTGGCTTATGCTGGCGGTGGTGGCGGCGCCTCTTGGCTCACAGGAACGGATGGCGCAGGTGGTAACGGTGGTGGCGGTGCAGGTTCTGGAACAGGTAATGGCACAGCAGGAACAGCTAATAGAGGCGGTGGTGGTGGTGCCGGGTTGAATACTACAGGCGGCGCAGCAGGCGGCTCCGGCATTGTCATTCTTCGTTACACCATAAACCCATCTACAGCATCAGGCATTGTTACCTTCACAGGAAGTGGTGTTTGGATCTGTCCTCCCGGTGTTGTTTCGGTGGATTATTTGATCGTTGCTGGTGGTGGGTCTGGAGGCGGGACAAATTCATCACAGCAATACACTTGCGGGGGTGGTGGAGCAGGAGGATTTAGAACAGGCACAGGAATATCTGTAACCGAAGGAACGGAGTACATCATTACCGTTGGTGCAGGTGGTGCAGGCGGTTCAGATACCAGAAATTCTGGATCTAAGTCTTCAATTGTTGGTGGGTCAGGTACGTTTGCTTCCCCTGGTATTGTTTCTGCTGGCGGCGGTGGTGGCGCTGCTAGACCCGGTGCCAGCAATAGTACCTACGGTGCACAAGATGGTGGTTCTGGTGGTGGTTCAACATACTCCCTTACACAACCAGGAGCATCTGGCAATACACCTAGCACATCTCCATCCCAGGGTAATAATGGTGGGTATGGCGCAAACTATACGGGATTTACTGGGGGACATGGTGGTGGTGGTGGTGGTGCAGGTGGGCCTGGAGGTAATAGTGATCGTCCCGCTGCTCCAGCAACAAGTCCTAACAATGCTGGATCTGGCGGATCAGGGCAAACATCAAGTATTACAGGCGTAAGTGTG